TGACGATGATCCTCCCTTCTTCTTTAGGAAGAGTTGGTAGGTGAACCGAGGATCTCACAAAGATTTTCGGGTACCCGCGAGACTATGCTCCCGCAGCGAATGAGCTGGAAGGACGGCCTTGGTAAGCCTACTTCCCGACCTCATCACCTTTGGAGTCCTGGAACTTGCGCACTTACGACGACCGAAGCTACTTAGGTAGCCCAGGATCCGACTAAGCAAGTGATAGGGACGCCACCCCAGATGCGAACATGTAGAAAGTCGGCCCAGTTGGTAGCTGGACCGGTCTTAATACACGTCGCACCTGGCTGGTAGTATCCTCCACTTGAGCAGGGACCACAGGCTTCACCGGTGGTTCCCACTTGCCAGAGACGAAGTCCCGACTCACGTCGAGACACGCCTTGACAAGCATGGAATCCGCTAGCGAGAGCGAGTGGGCTGCTCTCATGGAGAACACCCCCTTACTCACAAAATACTTTGAAACACCTACATTTAAGTAAGTGTCCTCAGTAATTTGTTTGTGAAGGTCATCGTCATCGGGTCCAATCGCCTGAAACTGGCTAGAGCGAGCTGTTGTGAGGAAGATGGCTTTGCCAAACTTCGTTCGCAACACTTCGCCCGATGCTAGAATCATTTGATTGAGCACGGTAACGAGTGGGTGATTCCCCCTAAGAGATGCTCGGTAGGACTGGACATCCAAGTCTGGAAACTTCTTGAGGAACGTACCTGTCAGTTTTGCACTGATAGAATACGCCTCCCTTTGGAAGCGTCCAAAGTCTCGTTCGATGAGCCGTTTCGCAGCCTCAACCCTTACTAGTCTGAAAAGACTATCAAGGGTTGAGCCCTGGGCGGATAACCGCTCCAGGTGCTGCGAAGCAGGAATACCGAAGTACTCCTCGATCCTAATTCCTAGGACCGAGTGGTCTCCCGTATTCTTGGCTTGCGCCAACGCATCGAACACCATATACAGCTTCACGACTCGTGTAGATTGCTCTACCTTGCCGTAAAGTTTGTATATGGCTGAGACTAGTTCCGGGTGCCGGTTTATGTCTAAGTTCCAGCCATGGTCACGTTGCGTGGATAAGTAATTGTGTAGAAGGGAATATCTCTTCCACACACTACTGATCCCAGCAATACTAAACCCTGTAACCTCTGACCCTTTATGGAACCATCGCTTGGCAAATTCAAATGTGTCTTCAGACACATGAGTCTTTGCTTCCGAGATGGGCATATCGAGTTGAGCGAGCAGGGCCTTGTACTGCTGTGCAACAGCTGCATTGGCGATGACGATATCATCGCCTAGTATAACGTAGCGTGTAAAGTGAGCTATTCCAGCTCTCATTGCAGCTACGCGAACTAGGACGTGATGCGTCAAAGCCATTGCTGGCCATGACGAGTAGGCCCCCATTGGTTGCCCAGCTGCGTAAGAAACAGCGGGGTTTCCTTTGGAGGTATACTCATACCCAACGAGGATGTGTACCCATGCATTCGCAAAATCCTCTCCTGCAATATGACTAATTACTCGTCGCTGTAAGGCGATGGGCATACGGTCAGTTGCATTAGAAAGATCTAACGAATGCAGTGGAGTAAAGGAAGCAAGTCAGGTGAAAGCGCTTTGGTTAAAGGTACAGTCGACCCTTCCGAGTCTACGGAGCACCTTATTCAGGTGGTCATGTAGAGGACGGAGGGCAGTCTGCGACCAATAATCAAGGATCGCAATCACTCTGGTCTTGCCTTCTTTATCGGGAAAGTAAGAAATCTTACGGAAAGATTTCGTCTTGGGTGGGAAAAGCGTGGCCCATATGTTCGCTAAGCTCAGTTCGCCGAACCGGCCGACCATCAAGTTATCGATGACCTTGCTCAGCCTTGGACCTGAGACTACTCGTATACTATCGAGTAGCTCTGTAGGTAAAAGGGTAAGCTCGGTTACCGATGTCAAGATGGCTTGGCCCAACGGACCTGACTTAGTTGACATATGGAACCTACGCCAACCAACCTTTGTTGGGGTGACCTTCAGTTGTCTCAGAGCATGAGAGAGTTCTCGCTCCGTTATGGAGTCTGTTCCCTTCCATGGTGAGATAATTGGAGTAATATCTAGGTGGGGATCGAGTTTAATTCCTCTCAGTGACACCAAAAGTGTCATGAGGAGTCTTATCCCGTCCTTACTAGATATTAGCCCTTTTAGTTCGGATAACCACACTGGTCATCCGTCTTTAAGGGCGACACCTTCAACTGCGTCCAGCGGATGTCCTGTGATGTAGCGAGTCACTGCAAGTCGTGAAGATTTCACGTACTTAACGGTGAACGCTATACCACGTTCATCCACTAGGCGTAAGACGTTCTTGAAGTAAGACCTTACGGTACCGCCTTCTAGCTTCATAAGCTCAGGAACATAGAATGTTAGGATTAAAGTGGTTAACTCCACTATTAGTCGTAGTATTCTTGTTTTTGAAGCTTTTAAAGTTAAAAGGTTCACTGCTCGCAAAAGGTATTCATCCTCGGTAGGTGAGGGGGCTAGCCTGCCTCCGAGAGGGGACTACGACGACCCCAGATGACCTACCTTAAGTCCGCAGGGCCGGTTCTCGGTTTCTCTGAGTACCGGCAAACTCAAGATTTATCTTGGAGTTACCCAAGGCAACAAGGTTGTGTCTTCATGGAGTCTTCGTACCCCCACTCTGAAGCCGGTTAGAAGCTCTTACCAAGGAGCTGCCTCCCAAACCTCAGGGTAGGAATACGGAAGGTCACTCTATGCGGGTGACAGACCTACAACTTACGTCGGAGGGACTATCATCCTTCAGGCTTAAGTATACTTCTGGATTAATGTTGTCGGAAAGGGGATGCCCCTTCGATAGAGGATCTGCACAGAGACGATTTTAAGTCTCTGCTGTCGGTCCCTAAGAAGGGAGCCTTTCCAATCCTACTCATTAATACAGAGGTGTAGTCTTCCTTAAACCTTAGACATAACCTGGTTGCCAGGCAGGCTAATAGCCTACCTG